CAATTACCTTCCCTACCGCGTAACTCATCGAGGTAAATGTACAACGTTTTTGAGGAAAGGTATCAAGCGCCGTTTTAAGAACGAGGAACGCGGTTTTCTTTGGGTCGTAACTTTTTATATCAGATATCCACCGTTGATTTTTGGTCTTACGTTGAAAACTCAAGCCACTAATTGCTGCTGCGAAGTTCGGTAAAAGTTCGCGTATCAGCTTTTGACCGGCCCTCGTCCTGCCAGTCTGCTCTTGCTCACGCGCCGACTCAACTAAACTATTATAACGGCTAATGCCTAGCTGAGTCATCTCTTTGTTAAGGTCGTTTTGATCTAACATATAATAAATAATTGTCAGCTAATTGTCAGTGATCAATAGCCTTGATAAGACTTCGGTGACAATTTTTGAAGTAGGATATGGGTTAGAGTTCTGCGGTTTTTTGCAAATGACAATAGATTCACTAGAACCTAAATCTGCCGCGTCTACCAATTCCGCCACAGCCGCATACCTTTTATAAACCTTGTCTAGCCTCATTTTAACTAACTTTTTCCCCCTTTCCGAAATCAATAAAATTGTCAGCAAAACCGGCCAAATTTGTCACTTTTTTGTCAGCACCTTCAGACCTGTTTTCTAATGCGTTAAGACCACTAATAAAACTCTGCGGTGACAAACGAGCGTAACGTAAGGTTTGAGCTATGTCTTTATGCCCAAGCCAGTCTTTTGTCAACAGTAAGTTATTTGTCCTTTGTATTAGTCTGCTGCCACAGGTGTGCCGACAAACATAAAAAAGAAAATCTTTATCATCTGATCTACCGAGTGCTTCTCTAACCTTATCCCAACTGCGCCTGATTCGATCCTTCGTCCAGTAAGCCCAAGGATAATCATTAGCTTCTTTGTGCTTGTGAACCGCGCACATCGCTCGGCGAGTTAATGGTATTGTTCTCTTCTCGCCGTTTTTAGTTTTTTGCAAGTAAGCGCTCATGCCTAAAACCGGATCTTTTTTTATGTTCCTCCGGTGAAGATAACGTGACTCTATCGGGCGCATTCCGGTGTCAATTTGCCACACAAAAAAGTCATGGAAAAAATCCATACCCTGCTCCTCGAGGTATGTTAATATTTCTATCTCCTCTTCCTCAGAAAAATAAACCATCCGCTCGTTGTTAACTCTAATACGAGGAAATACCGGTTTCTTTTCTATTAACTCTCGGTCAAGAGCAAAGGTGAACGCCTTAGACATCGTTGCCAATTTAAGCCGAACAGTTGCCGGTGCGTTACCCTTGTCTTTACAATGTAAAACAAATTTATCGAGCTTGTCTTTGGTAATGTTTTTAATCAATGTTTTAGCACCGAAAAAGTTTTCAATTTGATAGCAATGATTTCTCGCGGTGTTTTCGTTAGCCGTACCTTTCCACCCTTCGTTAGGTGGGGTACTTAATACCCTATCAAATAACTGTTGGAGCGTTAGTGGGTGATAAGACTTTTCTTGCTTGTCAATAGTGTCTCCTCGAGAAATTGCGAGCCTTAAATTGCTTTCCCAAGCTCTAGCTTCTTCCTCAGTCGGGAATTGTTTTCTGTATCTTGTTCCCTCGCTCATAAAATCAGCGAGAAACCGGTTACCTGATTTGCGTATAGACATTCGTTAGGTTCCTCCCTTGTTAGGTTTTTTTATATAGTACCAATTTAGTCCTATATTTTTATTTAGTCAAATTTATGAAAACGGAAAGCGCTAACGAGAAAACCAACAAGAACTACCTAACTTAAACTTGTCGGGAAAAATGCCTCGTTAGCGCCCCCCTCATATCATATAATGAATACAACAGTATATTAAATGAGTTGCTAATTTAGTCAACGTCGTTAATAGAGAAAAAACGGAGTATTAAAAAGATTACGAGGAACCATAATAATACTCCTGTTAAAATCAGCATAATCAGCTTTCAATATCAAACATTACTTGATTAATATAAGGTAAAACCTCATGCCGAACGCCCTCAGTTTCGAGCTTCTCTTTTATTTCTTTTACTACAACATGTGCATGCGGTGCCTTTTTTCCGAAAACATTTGCAGCATGCTCATAAGTAAAACCAAATTGTTTTACCAGAATGTACATACCAATTTTGCGCCAGTGCGACGCGTTATGTTTCGTCGAATCTTTTATATACTCATCATCAAATCCACAATGATTGCTTAATGATTGCAAAAGACGATGGATTATTAATTTTTGATTTGTCAATGGCAGTTTTGTGCTACCTAATGTTGTTGTTATTGTTTTCATTATTGTTGGTGTTGTTTTATTTTTTTCAGTTTTCATGTCAATAAATAGTTAAGTTCATTCTCGTTAATTTCGCGAGGTTCCCCGATTATTTGGTCACGCAAAGAGTCCATAGTAAACTCATCACAATGTCCGATCCTTTGCTTGTTTTTCTGGTACGGTTCCGGTGATATATCGTAAACCAAGGTCTTTAATATTTCACCGCGATCTGAATAATAGACATATAAAACAATGGGCAACCGGCAAGGTCTTAAAAATCGATGGATAATTTTAGGCATTAATTAAACTCCTCTATAGTTTCCCCTCCATCTGTAATTTAATTATATCGTCAACCATGGATTCCAATACATGGCCTCTTGGTAAGTTATCTGCCGGATAATCACCCCGAGCGAATTCCATATTTGCGCGCGTTAATCTAAGGTTCAGATCAGCCATTATCCTTTTGTAATTGATAGATATCCATTGCAATTTCTGCCTTAATTCCTCGAGTTGATCTTGTTGGACATTTACAAGCTCTTCTAGCCTTTCTTTTTCGTTTTCTGTATTCATTTTATTTTATAGGTGTGTAGTTTTTTTGCTTGTTAATTAAGCGGTTAATAATGTTAGTTGTTTATATACTGGTCTTTCAACATTTGGTTCATTTCAGCATGGTTAATTAAAGGGTCGTCCCAAGCTACTCCGTCCGGAGTTTTTTGGTCATGTAAACCAGTCGCAAAAAGGAAATCCCTGTAATTTGTAAAATGCCTCGAGGTTTTATAAAGGTTTTCTTCATTGTTAATATATAGAGCCACGTTCCATGTCTCACGATTAGTCCATCCGTTATACTTTTTTGATTTAGTTTCTGTATTCATTTTTTTTATAGGTGTGTAGTTTTTTTAATATGGGTTATTCAAACCAGTTAAACTTATCAGCAATCCAAGCGAGCGCGGAGACGAATAAAATACCGGCAGAAATTATTAAGGCAGTTAATGCTAAAAACATAATTGATATAGGTAATAAAAGCTAAGTTTTAATAAATGCAAATAGTTTTTTTAAGGAAGTTTTAATCAAAATATTTTGCATCTAAATCCGAGACCCATAGATCTATCTTTTTAGAAGTGGAAGCGGTGATCTCAAAATGCTCCCCCTCATTAGCGTCATATTGATATTCCTTGTCGAGCATATCGTCATCAAGCACAATACTGAAAGTCGAGCAATCATCATCATGTACGGCATAATGAACAGTAGCGGTTGCAAGTTCGCGATCGAAATCTTTAAAGTCTCCTTTAGAGTCTCTTAAATTTCCTAACAAAGTGACGATTATTTCAAGTGTATGTTCCATAGTATTATTTTAATTTTAGGTTTTTTTATATCAGTTTTTATTAACTGAATCCTAGCCCCTAGAAAGCTCTAAGGGCTAGTCGTTCAATTAACATTAGCCAAGTATATATTCGGATGCTTTCTGGGCAGCACTAGCAGCTTGTACGGCAAGTTTGCAATCACCTTTAAGAGCCTTAATCCATGACTGAAGATAAGCGGCGGAATTCTCCATAATATCGCTGTTATCAATACGAGCCTCATTGCACAAGAAAGCGGCTCCCATTTCGGCAATAAGTTCTTCCTTACTGTAAACAGTATCACCGAAGCTCGAGCCTTTCCCAACGCCCTTACGGTCAAGTCTGGATTCATGACCGGTTGAGTGAATTAATTCATGGAAGAAAACGGCGTAGAAATTTTCGGCGTCTTTAAACCGGTTCATCTCCGGCATTCTTACTTCGTCCTGACTAGGGACATAGCAAGGGTTACCGCGAGATGAGAGCTTGTTATTATCTATAGATATTGCCGGCTTATTAGGCATGTTGTCAATGATGTTTTGAGCAGCTTGTATAGGCTTAACATTGTCGTTTAAAGGCTCATCATCAACAACCTTGGTTGGATCTTCAATGCCCTCTATTTGATCGAGATTGAAAACATGTGAGTGTTTAAAGAATGGGATCTTTTCTACAGCTTGTTTTTCATCCATTGTTTTCTTGCCGTTCTTATCCTTCATAAGAAAATTAAAGTAAGTAACCGGCATCCCCTTTGAGCCTTTTATAACCTTGCCGCCGGCATCTTTTGCTTGTTTAAAAGTCATCCAGTAAGAACTCTTATAGCCTTTAAAATATTGCATGCCCTCGAGCAAGAAGTAGTTAAGGCCTCTGTAAGTTTTCTTACTTGCAAAGTTTGCCGGTGATGTCATGCGATTGACTTTGAAATTGCGCTTCCATGGCGCAACGCCGTTCTCGAGTAGTTCGATTAGTCTATCTGTGACTAATTCATAAGATGTTGTATTCATTTTTATGTAGTTTTTTATAGGTTAGTTTTTATAGATGCCGGTAATATGCCGAGGAACAAACAACCGTCAAATAAAACTTTAAAATATTTTTAATAAACGCAAAAACGCCCATAATTAAAAAAATACATGTATATACAAAGTGAATACAATTCGCCGCAAATTTTTTTTGACGATTACCGGCTATTCATTAGAGCACTAGACTATATATCCGGCGCTTTTTTAAGTATTCCCTAGGCTTCCAAAAAGATTAAAAGGGGGTACTGACAAATAATAGACAACCGGCTCGAAAAAAAGAGAATCCCTACCATGCCCATGGGGGAAGTAGAGATTGCCAATATATACGTTTACCCCTTCAGATTTTTTCATCAAAACCGAGGAACACCGGTGGTAGTATTTATCTTTATTATTCTTCTTCTTCTATTCAATCCGAGAGTAGTCCGGTATAAGCAAAGAATAAAACTTAAAATACCACATTTAACATGTAATCTAGTCTCCCCTTAGAGATACTTAAAGATACTTTAAGATACTATATAGATCTTATATATTTATCCGGATATTTACCGGATATAATTTATAATAGATACTTAACCTCTAATTACCTCTCTATTTCATAGATTATCTAATTACTTCTAAGTATACCTATAATACCTCGTACCCCCCCTATATCCCCCCCATAAGCCTTGTTTACTTATATGTCAATATAAGCCTCGTCCTTTAAAAATAGGGTTTTCTTAATTCCCGTTTGATGACCGGTAGCAACAAGGAATCGAAAGCCCTGACTAATGCTTCCTCTTTATTCTCGTCATCGATGAGGTAGCTAAGACCGGACAAGGCTAGGCAAGCGTGGAATGCCTCGTGGAGCAGGGTGTCAAGCCGGTCTTTATTGTTTAAGTTTTCTCGTATAGTTATAATTTTTTTATCTACGTCTAGGTTCCCGAAATCATCTAAATCTTTCTTATAGACGATGCGGTATTTTTGTCCACCTATGGTAATTTGTCGTGGTTTATAAGATGATGTGTTCATCGCTCCATTCTTTTACGCCGAGTGCTATTGCTTGGCTTAGTGTGCTTTCTTGGTCTGCAAAAGTTATCCAGTCCTGCCAATTAGACCCGAAGAAGGGTTCGAGGATGCAGCAGGGTTGTGAGGGTGTTTTTAGCATAAGGCCGCCCCTGTTGCCTGTTTTGATGGCTTTGGTTCCCCTGTTTTTTGTAAGTGGGAAGAAGCGTTGGCAGGATTTAAGCAGATATTCGGCGATACTCAGGCCGATCCTTGATGTGTGCCAGTAGAGCATTTCCATTCCTTCGGCTTTTGGGTTATCTGCGGCATTGAAGTGTAACTCGAGGGCTATGGATGCTTTTTGTTCATCTAGGTGTTTTGCTAACCATTTCATTGATGAGGCGTATGATCCGTAGTTTCCGCCGTAGGAGTCAACTATAAAGGAACTGATACCGTATTCTTGGAGGTCACTTTTTAAGTATTCTGCAACTTTTTTGTTGTATTTCCATTCATTGATACCTCCGCATGATACGGCACCAGTATCTCCTTGTCTGCTATGGCCTACGCAGATAGCGACATTTAGTTTATCACGAGGGATGCTATTGGTTGGGAAGGGGATGTTCTTTGGGTGTTCTTTTAGTTTTTCTATTTCGTTGATGTGTTCAATCGCGTTACTGATGTGTTCTTGTGCCTTGAACAGGTCTTCTTTAATGTCCTTCATATGCGTCCTTAGAAATTGTTTAAATGTTTAAAATGGTATAATGTGAGCAAGAGGTAATTCTAAGCTCTTCTCGTCAATCCTAGAGCCAATTAGGGCTATTCCTGTGGTGGTTCTTATTACCGTAATAAGTGTCTGATAGTTTTCTTAGTTCTTCATCAAGTAATTCTTCCTTCCGGCTCTTTATCTTATTCTCCGCATCTTGAGCCATTTGCTCAGTCCAGTAAGCTACCGCGATTGCTAGGGCATCTAAGCGGTCATCGTGGGTGATAGCTCCTCGATCCCTTGTTAGTCGGGATAGTTGATACATAAGTTGATAGCGTAGTTGGGATTCAAGAGGATAGTTTTGTGCTGAGTTGAAGTCTTCCCTGATAACGTCCGGTGATATTACTAATTTGTGTTGGCTCATTACTGGCTCTAGGGTGTCTATAATTCTCTTCTCCTTTTGGATACTGTGCCGGACTTCTTCGACAGAGCAGGGATGTACCTTATTAAGAAAGGGCTTGAAGAGTTCCGAGAACATACCGTCACCAAAGTTACTTTCTACAATTATGTAATTAACTTTGTGGGCCTTTGCTTTAAGGGCCAACTTCTTCAATACCTCGTCACCGTAACCTCCTTGCATACCTCCGGCATCCGGAACATACAAGTAACCGTTCAACATTTTAACAACTGCCCAAGAGGTTTCATCTCGGCCTCTTCCGGACGGGTCGATAGACATTACAGATCCGGAAAACTCAACCATGTCGCCCACCTGTTTCATGGGCCTGTAAAAGCGATCACCGGTGAATCCCACATTAGGGACATCACCGCCCCAAATAAGCTCGGGGCTTTGCGCCCAGACAACCTTCTCCGGAGCTACCTCGTTATCTATATCCATGACGACTAAGTCATTGATCTTTAGAGGGAACCGGTCAACATCGGACAACCTAGAGTCCAACATGAATTGCATGGCGAACCCTGCTTTACCGTAGCTAATCTCTCGTTCTGCTAAATCTATCTCGCTGAACCTTGTTGGTTCTGTAGATTTGCCTTTTTTATCTTCCGCTACGCAAAGATTACTAACACTTCCGTAGTACGCTCTTTCGTTCTTTTTTGGTGTTATGTATTTGCACGGCCAGATACAAGCTGTATAATCGCGTTCGATTAACTTGTTATACAGTGAATCCTCACATTGTGGTGTGCCTAGGAATACTATCTTGCTTTCCTTGTCTGGTTTAAGGATTGATTCAAACTCCTTAACTTGCTCGGCGAGTTTATCCCTCATGCCTTGCGTAGCGGAATTATTGGGAACTTCAACGTCGTCAGCTACAATGATGTCAGCCCTACTGCCTGTCAACTGGGAGGTAACACCTAGCGACTTGACGCTCGGGGCGTGTGCAGCAGGAGCAGGGCCAACATCAAAAGATATTTTTGAAAACCTTTGTTTATCACTCGGTATAAGGTGAGATAGCATGGGCATCTCGTGAATTAACCGAAGCGTAAAGGTACTAAAGTCGTCTGCTCGTGTTTTACTAGCTGAACACACAAGAATATTTTTAGAAGGGTCTACGAGCAACTGATGAACTACGTAAGCGGAACAGATCCAACTCTTACCAACACCTCGGAAGCCTTGTATAACGGCTCGTCTTGGGCCGTTTTGCATCCACTCGGCTATCTCGTACTGTATTGGAGTGGGGTCAGGTAAGTTGAGATGCTTCCATACAAGGTATAAAAAGTTTCGGAAGTCTTTAAGTTCTTCCGGAACAGTATGTTTAGAAGGCATTTTACTTTTAATTAGTAATTACTGTATTGCTTCTTTTTGATCGTCCTCGTCGTCTTTGAAGGGTAGAATACTAACAAGATCTTGTAACCTATCGTCCTGTTTGAGAGAAGCGTGTATACTGTTGTCTTTTAGGTATTGCCTAGCTGCATTTAGAAGCGAAGGTTCGGCATCACCGGTTTTTATCCGTTCGATAAACTCGTCTGTAAGCATTTCCTGTAACTGATAAAATTTATCTTCTAGTTGTTGTTTATTGCTCATTATAAAATAGTTATTTACCTTTCTTACGTATTTCCTTAAATATCTTTAACACCATGTAAATGAGCGTTGCAGCGCCTACAAGCACGGCAAGAATCTCGTTTACATCATTGAGTGTTATGTTGGCGAGAAGACCTAAAACCCCGACGGTGGGAGTTGTTAGTTGATTGTTCATAATAGTATTATCTAACAAGCGAGTGTAAGTGTTGAGATTCCATTTTATGCAGCTATATAACTAATTGTTATTCCAAACTCAGATGATGCTTGTAAGGAACTATTTGTGAGTATAGCATAGGCAGCATTATTAGCTTGAAGGTATAAATATACAGTAGAACTTCCTGCTCCAATAACAGGGGAAATTAAATCACTTG